AGAAATAATATCTACGTATTTTTGGAATAAATTAACAGACCATGTTTGAATTTTAGCTCGTAATTTTCCATTAGAATCATCAACAGTTACTCCTACTCCTACAGAACCTGTATATCCAATTCCTGGATTATCTATTCTTACTCTTGTAATTTTTCCATCTTTTATAATAGGAACTAATTTACAATTATATCCTGTGCCTGAAACAACCAAATTTGGAGGTGCATTATATCCATCACCTTGATTATCTACAACTGCCTCAACTATTCTACCATTATTAACAATAGCAGTAATTTCAGCACCCGATCCACTATTAAGAGTCATTAAAGGTTGACGATCATAATTTATAATGTCAGCCGACCCATATTGGGAACCTTCATTTGTTACTTGAACGGACTCAATAGATCCTTTAAATAAAGGTTGAAGTTTTGCTTTAAAATCTTGACCAGTAGCTGTTGCAACTCCTATGTCTCCTGTAAGAGATACTGTAATAGGTTCATAATTGAAAGTATGCGTTCCAGTCCCTAATCCAGCAATTGATAAATCGATATATTGCTCTGTTTCGTAATATAAGAACTTAGTTGTAGTTCCAACTCCTACACTTGATAATTTAAAGTTATCTTTATCAACTTCAGTAACAATATAATTCGTATTTGAATTTATTCCACTAATTTGATCAACATTATATGAATATTGAATTATTTCACCAGATTGATATCCATGATCATTAATATTAATTTGATTAAGAGCCGTATTAATTCCTGTTGCTGAAATTATGGTTCTTTTCTTATTTTCATATCCAGATCCACCCTTATCAATTATAATATTACCTAAAACTTTCTTTTGATCAAAAGATTGAAACTCATGAACTCCTACTCCAAAACTAGATAATGAAATTGTGTTAATTCCTGCCTTTATAGCATCAGTTTCATCTTTATAAAGTTTAATAGTTGATACACCTACAGTATGAACGTGATAAATTGCATCTGTAGAAATTCCACCAACTGCAGTTTGACCGTTTGTCTTATAAATGACTTTTTCACCATTTCTAAACTTATGGAAAGTAGAAAACCCAATAGTACTATCAGTTAAATCAACTCGAGCTGAATCTGCAGTCGAATTAAAAGAAACAGAATGATCTATAGATTTTAAATTAGCCCTTGCACTTGCTCCAGTACCATTACCTCCACTTATAGTTACAACAGGAGTAGAAACATAGTCAAAGCCAGTATCAGTAATATCAATAGATCTTAAAGATCCTTTAACAGCACAAATTCCTGTTGCACCAGAACCAACATTATCAGAAATATGTAAAATGGGAGGATTTGTAACATCATAACCAGTTCCCTTAGATGCAATATCAATATTTTTAATAGGACCATAATAAACAGATTCATTCGACTTATAATTTAATATCTCAACTCCATTAACTAATATACCAGTTCTAGTTCCTGGTTCAGTAGTATAATTTCCGTCATGATTATTTGGTTTTTTTATTTCCTTTAATAATAATTGATGCTCAACATCTTTATTATGAAAATCAATATATTCTAAAGTATTGGATGTTACAATTCCAGATACAGAAACAAATGAACTATTAGAAATATTAGCTGGACTAGTAGCAAGTTGAAATTGATTTTTATTTAATCGTTTTACAAAGAAAACACCAGGATCCATCTCAGGAAACTTACTTACAACTTTAGTAACATTTCCAAAAAAATCTTTTGTTTCTATATCATAAGAATTATAATATACTGCATCTCCTGTATAATAGCCATGATCTTCTACATCTAAAACAGTAAATTCAGCTCCACTGTATTCACCATTTAATGTAATTTTTCTATCATAAAAATCTAAAGGAGCATTATCATAATTTGGAATAGAAGAAGAAGCAACTATAAGATCCTGATTAAACTTTACATATGTATTTTGAACATTTGCAAAATAATTATCAATGTAAGAATAATCAGTTAATGATGTTTTTACTTTTCCTCTTAAAATTTTCCTTTGAACAGTATATTTGGCAGCACTAATAACCCCCTGACCCTTAATAGAAAAACTGTAATCACTTATAACTTCCGTTACTGTAGAATCTTTAGTACTACCTAAAGTATCAGTAATAGTAACCTTATCCCCTAATCTGAAATTATTCTTAGCTTGAGTGACTATTGTATAAGTAAAATCAGAAGAATCAACTAAAGTTATAGATTCTATATCATATTTTGTAGCAACATTATAGAACCAATTTTCAGTTCTAGGACTTGAAGTGGTTATTCCTAAAGACCTGATAGAAATAGTATCGTCTTTATCAAAATAATATGTATTTTCAGGAATTATAGGATCTGCTAAAACACCGCCAACTCTTACCGTAACTTTTGTGGTAGTTCCTAATCCAACATATCCATAAGCCTCACTATTTAATCTAATATTTTCTTGTGAATTAATAACAGTTGTAATACCAACAGTTGTAGTATTAGCTAAACCAACCCCAAAAAACTGATTGACCGATTTAGATCTATAAGTTAATATTCCTGTAACACCTGTTCCATATACAGCATACAATTCACCTGCTTCTGGAAATCCTATAGTAGAATCTACATCCACTACACTTGACCCAACTGCTACTTCTGTTATTACTTGAGTATTTGGGTGAATTATAAATTCACCAAAAACACTTCCTTTTAAAGGTACATCTCTAGCATAACCATAATCCAGACTTAATTTATAATAATCTGAATTTCCAACTGATACTTTTGCTACATTACTAATAGGAGCATAGGCATCTTCAATACAATAATGATCTCCAAAATGAGCAGCATCTTGATATAAAGTACTATTAAGTAAATCAAGAGGATCTCCTTGAATAGATTCAACTACTAAATCCTTAGTTATCCTATATTGTGCATCAGATGGTTTAAAAAGAAATTCTCTTGGTTTAATAATATCTACTTTTTCTCCATATAATGCACCAAAAAGAATTTTAAAAGATTCATCTGTACCTTTAGTTTCATAAAAATCTCTAGATCGAGATATAAAAAGTCTTTCATTTAAATTTGAATCTAAAGTTCTATCTTCAAAACCTGGAGAAACTTGTTTTTTAACTTTTATCAAAAACTCATTAAAAAGTATTGCACTTAAATTAACAACTTTAGTTCCTGATGCATGAGGGTTAATATCAGATTCAGAAAATTGTAATTGATCAACTGCATCTAAAGCTTTGTAAGATGTTACACCACTAAACCCTCTAACACATCCAGTAAAAGTTGTATTTGTTTTTTCCTTATATAAAATAATTTCATTATCAATTTGTATCAAACCATATCTATCAGGAAAGTGATATGTACCAAAAATACCTTTGTTAAGATCAAAAGTAACTGTAATAGTAGTATCTTGATATCCTACATCACTTCCTAAACGAGTTTGATTAGTATTATTAGTTAATGATTCTAATTTTAAATATTCATCTATATTCTGAATTAAATCAGCAGAGGCTCCTGGATATTCTTGAGAAACATAATATTCTTTAAGAAATTCCCCCAATAAAGGAAAATCTTCCTGAACAAAAGAAGGAAGTTGATTCTCAACTATATTTTGAATCTGTACTCTTTGGAGATCTGTTGATATCATCTTAAGATATTAATATTAGTTAATAGAGGTAGGATTAATCGCATGATGTAGATCCTGGAATACTTGGATTTCCACGAACCAATGTTGCTGTTGCTTGAGGGGATGTAGTAATAGTACTCTCTTCAGTTGTAGCAGTAGTGTCAGGAATAGCACTAATATCTATATTTTCTATATCTAAGTTCAAATATAAATCATGAAGACCTAAAATATCATTAGAACAAGGAGAAGCAGAAATTTCAATAACTGGGAATCCTTTATTAACAACCGTATTAGTTATATTAATAGGGAAAAGTTTAATTTCTCCTCTAGTATAGTCAATTGTACCAATAGATTTTTTAATCGTTTTAGATTGAGTAGATGATGTTAATTGTATTAGAGAAACAGTGCCAGTAGTAGTAGAATGTGGATCGGGTTTATCAGTAAGATAAACTGTACCAGCAATTCCCTCTACATTAAATCCAGAGGACTTAATATTAGATCCATCACAACTTTGAACTATAATACAATTACCAAAACAAATTTCATATTCCACAAAACTATTTAACGATATTCTCAAATCCCTTTTCATGGTCACCCTAGTAATATTAGAAGTAATCGCATCACTAGTATTATCAATTACAGCTAAGAGTTTACTATACTTAAATCTAGCCCCAAATTTATTCATTTCTGCCGAATTGGCATATTTACGTAAATTATCTAATACTTGAGTAATAAGATCCTGTCCAGATGTTGCTAAATTGGAATTATAGTATAAAATTATACTTAATTCTACTGATAAAAACTTCAAATCAGCGATTTCTACGTCTATTCCTGCTACAGTGTATTTTTTAATGTCTCTTTTGATATTATCTTTGATCATATTGGACAAATAAAGTCCACTTGAAGGTTTTATACTCACAAAAACCTTTCCATACTGAGGAGGATCTAATGTTTCCCCTCCAAATGCCGATACTGCGTCAGTTTGAGGGTATAATGATGGAATAATTGCTTCATAATCATCAGTAGTCACTGCTCTTTTCTGAGAAGAGTAAATTCTAGTAGAATATTTCTTAATAGATTCAATATCTTCGATACTTTGACCGTTAGAAGCGTCTTTAAGAGTGGTAATTTCGGAAATTCCTGAATTTATAGGAGTATTTTCTCTTGAAGAAGTTAATTTTCCACTAAAATTCAAGTTTGAAATACCATTTGCCAATAATCCATTGGTTACAAGGTAAGAAACTTCAATAAAACTAGGAGCTTCTAATTTTTTACCAAAAATTCCATCTCCAAAGATCAATTCATACCTCTCACCTTCTACTTCTTGAATAAAATAGACAGGAGAATCAGAATTTATGTCAAATAGACTCTCAGATTGACTATATTTGCGTGTAACAGTAGAAGATTCTGATGGTTTTACGATTACTCTTATTGTAGAGAGGTCAATACCAGAATTTTCGAGAATAAAACGTTGATCAGGGTCAAATGAATTTACAGTAAAGGTAGAAGTAATGTAAACTCCTTCCTGAACGGCAACATCATTGAATACGGCTTCATTATTTGAGACGGGAACGGTAATATCATCTAAAATTGCAAAGGTATAACTCTCATTATTGAAATCTGCTGATGCTGCAACTATTCCTTTATTTAAAGTTATGGTTTGAGGTACAGATGCATAGTCTGATGTATCTACAAAAAAGGAAATATTAGCTTGAGAACACTTTTTAGACCGAGGAACATATCCAATATTTCGTGCAAGAGATACAACATTCTCTCTTAATGTTGCACTATCGATGAAAACCTCATTTGATACCATGTTGGCATTGTATGAGGTGATATAAGTGTTGTATGCAAGGACATCAATTATAGTTGAAAGGTTAGATCCTTCAAAATCATAATCCGTAAAATTGGAATTAGACCGAAGATAGTCTTTAATTGATGTTTTTATCTGGTCAAAATCCAGATTTGCGAAATTAACTAGTGGCATTATCTTGCTGGTTGTAATGCGAATGATAACTGTTGTGCTTGTGCATCTATTCCAATTATTTCATAAGTAATATTTACATCAAATTCATATGAATCTGGGTTTGCAAACACTTTTGTGGATAACAATTTAACTCTAGGCTCATAATTTTTAATAGTATTCTCAATTTCACTCTTTATTGAGGATGCAGTAATGTCATCCATATTCTCAAAGAGCAATTCATTGACTCTTGAACCCAAATTATTATTAAAAAATCGTTCTCCTGGTGCAGTAAGCACTAAATTACGAAGAGAACGAGCAATAGCTGTCTGATTTTTAATCGCAATAAGGTCTTCGGTTAACGGAT